TTGTCAGGAATGACAAAAGCAATGGACAAGGTTACATACACTAGTTCAGAAGATAGCAAGGCAAAATGGTTAAAGATTGAAGATGGAGAAGCTGTCAAGATTCGCTTCTTACAAGAGCTTGATCCAGATTCACCACACTATAATGAAAAAATGGGTTGCGGATTTTTTGCAATTGAGCACACGAACCCTAAAGATTACCGCCGTAAGGCATTAGATACAATGGAAGATGAAGGCCGTGACTGGGCTCAAGAGCAGCACCGCAAGGATCCAAAGGCTGGATGGGGTGCAAGAAAGCGTCTCTACATTAATGTTCTAGTCGATGACGGAAAGACTGAGCCATATGTAGCAATTCTTTCTCAGGGAGTAAGTGGTAAAACAATTACACCAACACTGATTGAGTATGCAAATGAAATGGGAAGTATAACAAACCTAATGTGGCGTGTAAAGCGCAGTGGTCTTAAGACAGACACAAGCTATACTATTATCCCTTTGGCTAAAGATGAAAAGCCATTTGACTTTTCTGCTGTTGAGCTTTTTGATTTAGAAAAGACAGCAGTGCGTAGTGTTCCATACGCAGAGCAGGAAGCATTTTATACTGGTGAGTCAGCTCCAGAAGAGCGAGATTCATCTTCAACAAGTAGCAGCGTCGACTGGTAACAGAGAGTATAGGCGGAGAATTAAGTTGAACTTCACACATTTGCATGTGCATTCTTTCTATTCATTAATGGATGGGCTTAATTCTCCTGCCGAACTTGTAAAGGCTGCTAAAGAGGCTGGTCAAACTTTCTTGGCAATTACTGATCATGGAACATTATCTTCTCACCGTGAAATGCAAATAGCATGCAAAGAGCAAGGAATCAAGCCGATACTTGGCGTTGAAGCATATATTTCACCGACAGATAGATTTGATAGATCTTCAAAAACTGATAAATCTATTCAGGCTTACAATCATATTATTCTTTTAGCTAAAAATAAAAAGGGTCTAGAGAATATAAACACACTCCAAGAGCTTGCTTGGACAGAAGGCTTTTATCACAAGCCAAGAATTGACAGAGAGGTTTTAAACGATTATGCAGAAGGTATTATTGTATTGTCTGGATGTCTTAACGGTCTTATTTCTAAGGCTATTGAAAAAGGCGAGTTCTCTGAAGCTAAAATGGTTCTCAAAGATTTTCAGAAAACTTTTGGTAAAGACTTTTATGTTGAGGTTCAATCTCACAACCCCGAAGAAATAAACTCAAAGCTGCTTGAATTTGCAGATGAGTTGGGAATCAAGGCGGTGGCAACAGGTGATGCCCACTTCGCTAAAGAAGAAGATAGAGTTTTAGAAGAAGCAATGCTTATTCTATCAACATCTCCTAAATCAGATAAAGATGCTGACTTTGATATATCTAGACAAATGCCAAACATGATAGACAGATTTAATTATCTCTATCCAGACCGTAGAATATCGTTTCAAGACTATAATCTATTTATTCAAAGCAGGTCTGAAATTGAGGCGGACTTTAATAAAGTAGGCATTACTCGTACAGATATATATGATAATACAATGGAAATTGCTAATAAGATTGGTGAGTATGACTTCCATGAGGGCCTAGATCTGCTGCCTATCCCAAAGACCAATGCTGATAAGAAACTGTCTGATATGGCCTTAGAAGGCCTTAAAAGACTATCTCTTGACAAAGATCAGGTCTACTTAGATAGAATTGCAGAAGAGTTATCTATAATTAAAGATAAGGCATTTGCCTCATATTTCCTAGTTGTAGCAGATATGATTACATGGGCTAAATCAAATAATATTATGGTTGGTCCAGGTCGTGGTTCTGCAGCAGGCTCATTAGTTTGCTATGCTCTTGGAATTACGGATGTAGATCCAATTAAATATGATTTACTTTTCTTTAGATTTATTAACCCTGAGCGTAATGACTTCCCAGACATTGATACAGATTTTGAAGACCGCCGACGTAAAGAAGTAAAAGATTATTTAAAGAAGAAGTTTAAACACGTTGCATCTATTTCCACATTTACTTATTTTAAAGATAAGGGTGTTATTAGAGATGCTGCTAGAGTGTTTATGGTTCCTCTTTCAGATGTTAATCGTGCAATGAAATCTATCGATACGTTTGAAGATTTTATGGATTCACCAAACACAAAAGAGTTCAGAGCAAAGTACCCAGAGGTGACTTGGCTTGCGGAAAGGCTTCGTGGAAAGATTCGAAGTGTTGGAGTGCATGCTGCAGGTGTTGTCGTAGCAAAAGATGATTTAAGAAAGTATGCACCAATAGAGTCTAGAGCCGATGCAAATGATGAGGTATCTGGAAGAATTCCAGTCGTGGCATACGATATGGATACGGTTGCAGATATAGGTCTTATTAAGCTAGATGCCCTAGGTCTTAAGACTTTATCTGTGATCTCAGATACATTAAAATCAGTTAAGGATAGACACGGTAAAGAAATTGATCTTTACTCCATACCACTTGACGATCAAAAAGTTTACAAGATGTTTAATGATGGATATACAAAGGGTGTTTTCCAAGCAGAAGCAACACCATACACAAACCTTCTAATCAAAATGCAGGTAGATAAGTTTGAAGATCTTGCAGCATCCAATGCTCTGGTTAGACCAGGTGCAATGAATACTGTCGGTGCTTCATATATTAAGCGTAAGCATGGAAATGAAGCAGTTAACTATATCCACCCAATTATGAAACCATTTACAGAAAACACATATGGGGTTATTATTTATCAAGAGCAGGTTATGCAAGCATGCGTACACCTTGGAGGAATGACTTGGTCAGAAGCTGATAAGGTTAGAAAGGTTATTGGTAAAAAGCAAGATGCAAAGGAACTCAGTCCGTTCAAAGATAAGTTTATTCAAGGCGCTAAAAAGCATATCAGCTCCGATGAAGCAGAAAGTCTCTGGAAAACATTCGAAGCTCACGCTGGATACTCATTCAATCGTAGTCACGCTGTCGCTTATTCTATGCTTTCTTATTATACCGCTTGGCTTAAGTGCTATTATCCTTTGGAATTTTTATTCTCGATCCTTAAGAATGAAGGAGACAAGGACGCCAGAACAGGTTATTTGATTGAGGCTAAAAGGCTTGGTATTAAAGTTAAGCTGCCACATGTAAATGAATCAGATGTAAACTTTTCACTACAAAAAGATTCAATTAGATTTGGTTTAGCTGAAGTTAAATTTATTTCAGACAGCATTGCAAATAAAATTATTGAAAAGAGACCGTATGAAAACTATAAAGATTTTGTTGACAAAGCATCCAAAAAGGGTAGCGGCATTAACTCTAGGGCCGTTAATTCTCTCAATGCTATTGGGGGTGCTGCTTTTGATGATAATCCTAGAAGCGGTAAAGAAGGAGAGTCTTATTACGAATTTTTAGGAATACCTTCGTTTAATCTTTCTAACTTAGAGCCAAGGGTCAAGGCACAAGCTAGACCTATTGATGAGTTTGAAGAGCTAGGATCGTTTGTTATGTTTGGTATGGCTAAAAGCATAAAGCGTGGGAATGGTTGGTCACGAATAGAACTTGTTGATGAAAGTGGATCAGTTGGGCTGTTCGATATTGAGCAGACAAAAATAGAAACAAACAAAATGTATTTTGTTTTAGTTGGAGACAATAGAATATCTAGATATATAGATGTAGATTCTATTACCAAAGATTCAGATGATCCATTTGTAAAGTATTTATATGCAAAGTCTTACCCTATTGACGAAAATCAAAGGTTTGTGATAAGCTATACTCCATATAAAACAAAAGCTGGAAAAACCATGGCTCACCTTGTAATGTCAGATAAAGATAAGAATCTAAATAGAGCAATTGTATTTTCAAGCATGTATCCGATTTCTTTGGCAAAAATGCGAGAGGGAATGATATGCGAGCCAGTTCTAAAAACTTTAGAAGATGGAACACTTATGGTTAAGGAAGTAAAATGACATATAATGCAGAAGATGTATTTAAGACAATGAATGCCTCTAGAGTTTTAGTGGCTATATTAAGCAAGATGGGTTCTGTTGAAATATCAACTGAAGATTTTATAAAAAGTACTAATGACGATATGCAGCTTTCAGTTACATACAATGATGAGTCACTATCTTTTGAGTTTAAGCTAGAGCCACTAGGATTTAAATCTGATTATGAATTGGCTAACGATTAATTAAATGGACATTAACCTAGATGATATTCTGGCAAAGCTGGACCCTAAAACTAGAGCAAGGGTTCAGTCTGCAGTCGATATTCAAATCGAAAAGCAGCCAACGCCAAGCATAGGTTTAAACTTTGCCTTGAATGGCGGATTTGCTTATGGACGACAGATATTGGTTTGGGGAAATAAGTCAGCAGGAAAATCTTCATTTTGCTTGCAAATGATAGCACTTGCACAAAAAGAAGGTAAGACTTGTGCTTGGATTGATGCTGAGCATTCTTATGATCCAGAGTGGGCAGAAAAACTAGGAGTTAATTCAAAAGAACTAATTTATTCTCCAGCTAAAACTGTTAATGACATGGTAGATGTTGCAACAAAGCTTATGGAAGCAGGAGTTGATTTAATAGTAGTTGATTCTATTTCAGCATTACTACCAGCAATCTACTTTGAAAAAGATGGAAATGAAATGAAGGATTTGCAAGACACTAAGCAAATCGGCGCAGAAGCAAAGGATATGACTCACGCAGTCAAGATGTTAAATTATGCAAACAAAAACACACTACTTGTTCTCATCTCGCAACAGCGAAATCAATTTGGATCTATGCATGCTAGTCACATCCCAACAGGTGGCATGGCAGTCAAGTTCTTTTCTTCCACGGTCATCAAGCTCTGGTCTTCAGAAGCTGAGGCTAATGCTATTAAAGCTGGCATTAAGGTTGGCGACAAAATTATTGAACAAAGAGTTGGGCGACCAGTTAATTGGATTGTTGATTACAACAAAGTCGGCCCCCCAAATTTATCAGGACAGTACGACTTTTACTACCAAGGGCAAGCTCTTGGTATAGATTATGTTGGAGAAACATTAGATGTTGCAGAAATGTGCGGCATTATTGAAAAGGGTGGAGCATGGTATACAGTAAATGGAGAACGTTTTCAAGGACGTGCAAAGGCTGTAGCATATTTAAAGGAAAATCCAGATGTTGTAGACAGCTTAATAGGAGAAATAAATGCCAAACATTAATGAGTTTTTTGGTTCAAAGAATGAAGAGCCTGTAGATAGCAGAGTTGAAAAGATAGAGCAGCAAAGACCATGCAGTAAATGTGAATTGTATGCTCCATATTATAATTTTAATCAGGCTACTTTAGAGATGTACTGGAAATGCCCATCTGGTCATGAGACAAAGCACAAGCTTAACTGATGTCAGAAAGAGCAGAAGTAAAAAGAGATGGCGCCAAGGCACAGAAGAATAGTGGCCGTGGGGAATATCAAAAAGGTGATGCTAAGTGGAAAAATTTTGTAGTAGACTACAAAGAATCCAAAGCTTCATTTAATTTAAATAAAGATGTATGGGCTAAAATCTGTACAGATACTTTTAAGGTTAGCAGGGACATGCATCCAGCCCTTAAAATTATTATTGGTGGGGATTCCAAGGTCCGTCTTGGAATCATAGAGTGGTCAGTACTAGAAGAACTGATCACATTTTGGGAGGAAAATAAAAATGGCTAATCCGATTATTACAATCGTTGGAAGAGTTGGCAGTGAACCAGAATCTGTTGGATCAAACGGTCTTAGATTCAGAGTTGCAACCAATGATCGTGTCAAGAATGATACTACTGGTGAGTGGGAAGACAAAAACACTTCATGGTGGACTGTCAAGGCTTGGCGTACCCTTGCAGATCAATCAAAGTCTGTGATTAAAAAGGGCATGGAAGTTATTATCGTTGGAAAGATTTATGAAGAAAACTGGACAGATAAGGATGGCGTTAAGAGAAGCTCATATGAAATTAACGCAGACTCAATCTCAGTAACAGCATACACGTTGTCTAAGGACAAGTCTCCAAGTAATAACGACTTCCCTTCATACAAGACATATGCTGAGGTTCCATTCTAATGCTATACTTTGTTTATGGAACCCTGTTTGGTTTTGTTGTTGGATATGGAGTCGGTCTATTAATGGATAAGTGGGATAAAAAGATTAAAAATGACAGAGGATAAGAATACATTAGAGTTAATTAATTCTATAACAGAGTTTAATGATCTACATGAGTATATGAACGATGCTCAGTTAGACAGAGCACTAGCTGTTATAGTAAAACTTTTATTAAATCCAGATGTACCTGCTGCAAAAGCTCCTCAACTTATTATTGAGCTTCAAGCTATGTCAACTAAGTTTGCTATGATGGCATCTTACTATTCAACAATAGCAAAAGATAAAGCGGGGACAATGAACAATAATAAGAAAAATATATATTATTCAGCAAAGGAGTCCATAGACAAACTTGTAGATGCACTTAAGTATGTCGTTAGGTATAATTTGTAATGGGTAGAAACATAGTTAAAAATTTAAAGTTTAAAAAGCATACTGGCAAGTTCTTTGACCCAGAGCTTTTTGCATCAATGCTTGATGAGTCATATAAAAATACTAAAAGAGCAGATGGTGAAATGACAAAGAAGTCTTTCAGCCCAAGCTCTTTGGGTTACGGTCATGGAACATGCCCAAGGTATTGGTATATGGCTTTTTCTGGCGCAGTCTTTATTGACAATAATGATGCTGTTGCAGTCGCTAACATGGCTCAGGGAACCCAAGCCCACGAGAGACTTCAGAACTTAATTAAAACTATGCCTCAGTGGGTTGCCGAAGAAGAAGAAATTATAAATGAGTATCCTCCAATTCGTGGCTTTATTGATCTTATCATGGAGTATGATGGCGAAACTGTTATTGGTGAAATAAAAACAGCAAAGCAAGAGGTGTGGGATACAAGGCAGGCAGAGATGAGCCCATCCCCAAACCATCTGCTGCAGCTCTTAACATATATGAAGCTTAAGGATGCTAAAGAAGGATTCTTCCTGTATGAGAATAAAAATACTCAAGAGATCTTAATTATTCCAGTATCAATGAATGATAGGAATAAAAAGATTATAGAAGACACTTTCTTGTGGATGAGAGAGGTCTGGGATAACTTTAAGGAAGGCGACCTTCCTATGAAGCCAGAAGGTGCAACAAAAACTAAGATGCCTTGTACATACTGCCCAATTAAAAAAGAGTGTTATTCAAAAGACACACCAGTTGGAACGGTACAGATAGAAAGATTTAAGGTCCTCCTGTAATGATATGCGCTAATTCAGATTGCATAAATGGAAAAGAGTTTACCCCAAAAACACATAATCAAAAATATTGTTCAGATGATTGCTGCAGAATTGCAACAAATAAAAAGATTATGGAGAAATACTATGAAAAAAAAGCAATTAGATCTGGACAAAAAAGACTATGCAAGTCATGCAGCTCAAGTTTGAGCAGATATAATACTTTAGACATATGCTCTAGATGTGAAAAAAATAACTCTAAGTCTGATAGAAGCAAGATATTAAGGATGATACGTGACTCTGGCGAAATTATCTAGGACAAAAGCAAGCAGAGTCCTTGGGATAGATGCATCAACATCATCTGTTGCCTTTTGTTTAATCGAAGGTAGCACACCAATTAAATGGGGTAAGATTAATTTAGTTGGAAATGATATATACGAAAAAATTTATAATGCTAAAAGTAGAGTTGCGATGATGCTAGATGAGCTAAAAAGCGATTACATTGCCGTAGAAGGAGCTATACTTGTCAGATCACCAGATGCTGTGATAAAATTATCATATGTTTATGGTGTTGTCATTGCTGAGCTTATGTCTACGGGTGCTTCAGTTATCACTATATCTCCTAGCTCTTGGCAAGCGTATATTGGAAACAAAAACCCTACCAAAGAAGAGAAGGCAGCAATACGTTTAGCCAATCCAGGATACGCAGACTCATGGTACAAAAACCAGTTAAGGAATATGCGTAAGCAAAGAACGGCAGATTACTTTAATAAAAAACATGGTTTATCTATAGAAGATTTTGATGTAGCTGATGCATTCGGCATCGCTTATTATGCTAGAGAGGTTCTCACAAATAAATGACACAAGTATGGAACGATAGAAGTGCACAGGAAGAGTTTGTTTTAGAACTTCTAGATAATAAAAAAGAAGGATACTATGTTGAGCTAGGAGCATTTCATTCAAAAAATGGAAGCAACACTAATAGACTAGAGAATGAGTTCGGTTGGAAAGGTGTCTCCTTTGAAATTAAAGAAGACCTAAGAAAAGAATTTAATGAAAATAGATCTAACCCATGTATGGGTGATGCTCTGGATTTTAATTACATATCTTACTTTGAAGAAAATTCATTCCCTAAACAAATAGATTACCTTCAGGTAGATATTGATTCTGGGTACCAGCTAAATGGAAGGCCAGACGGCAACGCATACACAAGTTTGCACGGACTACTAGCAGTACCGCTAAATTCTTATAGATTTACAGTAATTACATTTGAGCATGATGCAAATATGTATTGGCGCAACGCTGCAATGAGAGATGTTCAGAGAGAAATATTAGACTCACTTGGGTATTCAATTGTTGTTAGAACGGAATCAGAAGACTGGTGGGTTGACCCAACAGTTATTGATTTAGAATCATACAGAAAGCATTTTAGATGGGATCATCTGTGAAAATGTATAAAAATAAAGATTGGCTACATAGAAGATACGTTGTTCAAAGAAAAAGTATGGAAGAAATTGCACAAGAATGTGGCGTAACAGTTATGACCATATACAGAGCATTAAAAGAAAAGGGCTTAATTAAATGACACCTACACCAGTTTTCGAAGATTCAAAAGTATTTAAATACGATGACCTTTATTTGCTTACAGTAGGGACAGAAGCTGGTAAAGAAATTCTATCAACATGCCTTGATATTGCTCATATGCTTATAAAGAAAAATATTTCATATGGAAATTCAGCCCTAGATCCAGTTCGTATATTTTCCAAGGCGGGCCCAAGAGAGCAGCTATACGTCAGAATTGATGATAAGTTAAATAGATTAATTAAGGGAGAAGAATATCCAGGTGATAATGATATTGATGACCTTATTGGATATTTGATATTACTCAAGGTTGCTAAGGAATTTGCTATTTCAGTCGACTAGAAGTATAATGTATTTATATGGAAATTGAACTAGCTGATCATTTTGATCGTATGAATAAAGTAGTTGAAGAACTACTTAGGGGCAACAGCCCTACACAGATTGCTACCCTGACTGGTCTTAAGAGGGCAGAAGTCATTGAGCTAATAGATGAGTGGAAAAGTGTTGTCCACAACGATACATCAGCCCGTGAACGTGCTAAGGAGGCTATCTCTGGAGCTGACCAACACTATGCGATGCTGATAAAAGAAGCATGGAAAACAGTTGAAGACGCTGATCAAGCAGGTCAGCTTAGTGTTAAATCTGGTGCACTTAAGCTAATCGCTGACATTGAGGGCAAAAGAATTGGAATGTTACAAGAAGTCGGTTTGCTTGACAACGCAGAGATGGCAGGACAGATAGCGGAGGCGGAAAGAAAACAAGAAGTTCTAGTTAAGATTCTAAAAGAAGTTACTGCAACATGTCCTAAGTGTAAGATGGAAGTAGCTAAACGTTTATCACAAATTACTGGAATTGTTGAGCCTATAGAGATTATTGAGGAAGTCAGTGGAATTTAATTTTGATGACCTCATTGATATACTTGATGGAGAAGAGTTTGAAGAAAGACCTGTCGATCTAAGAACATTTGTAACAGACAAGAATTATTTAGGTCTTCCTGAGTTGTCAGAAAATCAGTATACTTTAATTGAAAAATCTTCTCAGATTTATAAAGAGTCAACTCTAATTAAACTTTTTGGTGAAAAAGAAGGTTCTTTAAGATATAAACAGACATGCAATGAAGTTGTTGCTCAACTAGGTAAGGGCAGCGGTAAAGACTATTGTTCAACCATATCTGTTGCTTATATAGTTTATCTGCTTCTATGTTTAAAAGACCCAGCGTCATACTACGGAAAGCCACCTGGCGACTCAATTGATATTATCAACATCGCCATAAACGCTCAACAAGCAAACAATGTTTTTTTCAAGGGGTTTAAAAACAGAGTAACACATTCTCCATGGTTTGTAGGGAAATACTTTGAAAAAGCTTCTGAGATAAAATTTGATAAGAATGTTACTGTTTACTCTGGACACTCAGAAAGAGAAGCTTTTGAAGGTTACAACGTTTTAGTTGCAGTACTCGATGAAATCTCTGGCTTTGCCCTAGACAGTACTAGTGGGCACGACCAGGCAAAAACTGCAAGTGGTATTTACGATATGTATAGGGCATCTGTAGACTCTCGTTTTCCAGATTACGGAAAAGTAATTCTTCTTTCGTTTCCACGTTTTAAGAATGACTATATTCAGCAAAGATATGACGAAATTATTTCAGAAAAAGAAGTTATATCAAGATCACATAGATTTAAACTAGATCCAGACCTTCCAGAAAATACAGTAGGTAATGAGTTTGATATATTTTGGGATGAAGATCAAATTATTTCTTACAAGTATCCAAGAGTCTACGCAATACGTAGGCCCACCTGGGAAGTTAATCCAACAAGAAGTATAGAAGATTTTAAAATTGCATTCTACAGAGACGTAACAGATGCTCTTGGAAGATTTGCATGTATGCCACCAGAAGCAATTGATGCTTTCTTTAAGTCTCGTGAGAAGATTGAGATGGCATTTAAAGATCTATCTATAGCAGTTGATGGTTTTGGAAGATTTGAAGATTGGTTCTTGCCAGAAGAAGATAAAGATTACTATATACACGTTGACTTAGCTCAAAAACATGACCATTGTGCTGTATCTATGGCCCACATTGAAAAGTTTGTTAGTGTAAAAGTTACTGATACTTACTCTCAGCCAGCACCAATTGTTAAGGTTGATGCTGTTATGTACTGGACACCTACTTCAGACAAGTCAGTGGATTTTGCTGAAGTAAGAGATTATATTCTGTCTCTTAGATCTAGGGGATTTAACATTAAGATATGCACATTTGACAGATGGAACTCTCACGACATGATGCAACAGCTCAAGCAGTATGGAATAAATACTCAAACTTTATCTGTTGCAAAAAAACATTACGATGACATGGCTATGGTAGTTTTAGAAGAAAGATTAAATGGACCTCATATACCATTGCTTGTGGATGAATTATTAGAGTTAAGAATTATGCGTGATAAAGTTGACCACCCAAGAAAAGGGTCTAAAGACTTAGCTGATGCTGTTTGTGGTTCAATATATAATGCGATTAGTTTAACAAGAGAAGCTTTTGGAGACATTGAGGTTCATGACTATGCTTCTGTAAAAAAACAATATAGAGAAAGTTTAACACAAGAAAGCCCAAATTTAATTAAGGCACCCTCAGCAATGCCTAGGGATCTTTCTGAAGCACTAAGTGGAATGGAAATAGTATGAGTATATATCAAGAAAAAGCTAAAGAGTGCAAGTGCTGCAGCAAGCATGTGCCTCTACCTACAAGGCTTAAGGAGTATTCTGGAATACTAGTCTGCCCAACAACATTCGACAATATACATGAGTATAGAAGAGTTTGGTCGGAAATTGGGAAAAGACCTCCAGGCAGCATAAGAAAACATTTTTCAGAGTATGTTCAGGACATAGTTGAAAAGTCTATTGACAAAACTGATTAATAAATACTATAATTCAACTAAGCAACAATAGCTTAGTTGGTTAAAGCCCCGAACTCATAATTCGGTAATCGTAGGTTCAAGTCCTACTTGTTGCACAGAAAGGTAGCAATGTCAAAACCGTTTGATGAAGAAGATGAAGAAGAGCTGATGATTAAGATCCAGCACTATCTAGATATTGGTGCAATAAAGATTGCTGGCTTTTCAAAAGATGGTGAAGCAATATTTGAGCTTAACGAAGACGTAACTCCACTTTTAGCACCAGATTTATGGGAAGCTCATGAGCATTATGTAGAGTCAGAACTAATAGATCTATTAAATACCGACCTTATGCAGGTAGAGTATGACGAAGATCTTCGGGTAACATATAATTTTACAGAAGAGGGATACAATATAGCAAAACAAAAGGGAATAATTCCTTTAAATACTATTGAAGATTTTGATTTTTAATAGTATAATTTAATTTTACCTCTGTAGCTCAGAGGAAGAGCAACAGACTTCTAATCTGTTGGCCGCTGGTTCGAATCCAGCCAGGGGTGCGATATGAAATATCATCACTTATAAACAAGGAGAAAAATGAAAACAGTAGGAGATAAGTTAGGAAATTTTGCAGTTACTGGTGTTAAGCCAGGAGCTTTGTCATATGAAGATTCCTCTTTTGAGGTAATTACACAGGATTCGTTCCCAGGTAAATGGAAGGTTATTGCATTTTATCCAAAAGATTTTACATTTGTATGCCCAACAGAGATTGTTGCTTACGATGCTTTAGTTAATGACTTTAACGATAGAGATGCTGTCTTGATGACTGGATCAGTGGACAATGAGTTCTGTAAAATTGCTTGGAGAAATGCCCACGAGGACCTAAAGAAGACTAATTCATGGTCATTTGCAGATACAGCACACCATTTGTCTAATGATCTTGGGGTTAACCACTCTTCTGGTGTAACTTACCGTGCCACATTTATTGTTGATCCAGACAATATTATTCAGCATGTTACAGTAAACAACCTAGATGTAGGTAGAAACCCAGATGAAACTCTTCGTGTTCTAGATGCTTTGCAAACAGGAGAGCTGTGTGCATGTAATCGATCACTAGGTGGAGAAACTTTGTAATGTTGTGGGTTGACCAGCTAAAAGATTCCTTGCCAGAGTATGCTAAAGACATTAAGTTAAACCTAGATGCTGTAATCAACAGGTCAACTATTGATCCAGAGCATGCAACATACCTTTCTATTGCTGCAGCATTTGCTACAGGAAACTCTAAGCTACTTACTTTTATTGTCGCTAGCGCCACAGATGAAGTTGAAAAAAATGCAGCTTTAACGGCAGGAGCCATAATGGCTCAAAACAATGTATGGTATCCATTCATTGAAATGGCAGACGATCAAAATCTAAAAGGCTTGCCAGCACAGCTAAGAATGAATTCAATTGCTTCTCATGGTGGAACAACAAAAGGAAAGTTTGAAGCTTACTCTCTAGCATCATCAATTATTGGCAAATGTCATTTTTGTGTTAAAGCACATTATGAAACATTGAAAGAAGAAGGATACACAGTTGAGCAGTTGCGTGATATCGGAAGAATTGCAGCAACAATTAATGCGTTAGCAAAGATCCTTTCGGCTTAATGCAAGTCCTTGGTATGACTTAAAACTACCAGCTTTGCCCTATAGCTCAGTTGGTAGAGCGTCGAACTGTTAATTCGAATGTCCCTGGATCGAGGCCAGGTGGGGCAGCGCTCCTATAGCTCAGCTGGTAGAGCAGCAGACTTTTAATCTGCGGGTCGATGGTTCGATACCATCTGGGGGCACAATAAAATGATTGGATAATGATATGAAAAAAGCAATTGTTACAGGTGTAAGTGGCGGTGTAGGAAACCTGCTTGCTCATACGCTATGCAATAATGGTTATTTTGTTATAGGAACATCAAGAAATCCAGAAGCAATAAAGAATCTAAACCATGAAAATATCAAGGTAGAACGACTGGACCTTTTAGATGAGGAAAGTATAAATAGTTTTTATAATAGGTATAAGGATGAAGCAATAGATCTAATTGTAAATAATGCATCATGCGCTGGAATTGATGGTGCTAAACATTTGTCTTCAGAAACTCCTAAAAACTTTTTGCATTCATATATGGTTAATGTTGCTGGCCCAATGTATTTGTCAAAACTTTTTATACCCAACCTAAAAAAATCTGATAACGCTACAATCATATTTATATCCTCATTTGCAAAAAAACATTTCTATGCTGGTGGAGGAAACTATGCCACCTCAAAGCTGTCAATATCTGGACTTGCAAAACTATTTAGGCTGGAGCTATCTCATTTTAAGGTAAAGGTTACAGAAATATGTCCAGCAGCAATTAATACCCATCAACATAATGATGGGGCGTTGGAAGCAGAAGATATAGTAGATGCTATATTGTGGATCAGCAAATTACCTCAGAGATGCAATATAGACCTTATTGAGATATCACCTTCTATTGTTTCGCAGGGCTAGATGTGATATAATTATAAAGGCTGCCAAATGGGGCCTAAATTAAATTATTCGCTTGAAAGGGGAATAAAATGGTAACTACAACACTGGATCTTTTTAGAGATCCATTTTTTATTGGCTTTAATCGTGAGTTGGAAAGAATGGCACATGTTCATCAAATAGCAACACGCCAAACATATCCACCGTATGATGTATTAAAGCTAGATGAGGATACCTTCCAGGTATCAATTGCAGTAGCTGGTTTCACAAAAGAAGATATAGATGTATCAGTAGAAAATGGTACACTTATCGTTAAGGGTGAAATCACAGAGGTGACCGACGGCGAGTACCTGCACAAGGGTATTGCTGCACGTAAATTCACACGAACATTTGCTTTGGGTGAGTATATGGAAGTCATTGGGGCAAGTATTGAAGATGGAATGCTTCATGTAAATGTAGAAAGAATCATTCCAGAAGAAAAAAAGCCTAAAAAAATTAAAATTAAATAAATCAATGACCTGAGCATGTCTTTAAACTGCTCCTTAAATTAGGAGGAATGATGTTCGAGTACTATGTAAAAAAAGTCAGCAAGGTCGTAGATGGAGACACTATAGATGTCGATATCGATCTAGGCTTTGATATTTCATTTAGCTCTAGAGTTAGATTGGCTGGCATAGATACTCCAGAAAGTCGTACTACTGATAAAATGGAAAAAGCTTTAGGGCTAGAAGCAAAAGCATATTTAAAGAATGCAATTGACTCAGCTAAAACTGTTGTTATTAAAACAGAAAAAATGGACTCATCAGAAAAATATGGTCGCATTTTGGGTTGGGTTTTCTTGGACGGATCAGATAAATCTATTAATGAAAAAATGATTGAAGATGGTCATGCATGGGGCTATATGGGAGAAACAAAGATTAAAGACTTTGATGCATTAGCAAAAGCAAGGAAGAAAAGCGGGAAGTAATGCCAGTATATGAATATAAGTGCTCATATGATGAAGCACATGCATTAATGTCAGTAAATAGATCAATTGCAGATAGTGATCCAGGTTATACATGTGTTGAATGTGATTCAAGTATGATAAGACATTTTACCCCATTTGGTATACAATTTAAAGGTAATGGCTTTTATAAAACAGATAATCCTAAATAGCTAAAGTGGTATAATTGCTAGGTAGACATATTGTTTACTTAGGGGCCCTACTTGACAAGGAATAAGTTATTTAGAATAACAGCAGCCACAATGCTTGCATTTGGTTGGCTCTTTATGTCACCCGCTTATTCTGATGATCCACTAAGCTTAGCAGCTCAAGAAATTGAAGAGCTAAACAATAGCGTTGACGACCTTGGTTACAAGGATGAATTTATATCCTTAATCCAAGAAGCAAAAGACAAATATGATCTTGCCGTATCTGCAGAAGAAGCCAAGACACAAACCTATGACCTATATGACGACTCCCTTGACGCAAAAGCCACGGCACTTGAAGAAAAAGACTTAGCCCAATCAGCAGTAGACGGACAAACAGTAACAGTAGACACTGCTTTAGACAATAAGAATGATGCCTACGATGCCCTTGGAGTAGCAAACATCAATCTGTCAAACGCTCAGCAAGCATTAGACAGTGCTGGTTCTGCTGGTCTGGCATATGATGTTTATAGTTTAATTAGGGTTGATGGCCTTGCAGCCACAGATGAATTCTTATGTAGTGGAACACTAAATGGAAACTATATGACTCGCCCAGTTTGTGGTAATAGATATGAAAACTTTATAGTTAAATTTACTGGACAGATAACTGTACCATCATGGTTTACACAAACTTATTTTGCTGGTTATACAGATGATGGTTTTAGAATGTATATTGATGGAGCATTAGTTGTTAATAATTGGATAGAGCAAGGAACAACTTGGAGTGCTTATTCTCCTGTATATGATGTAACTGTAGACAAAACATTTGATGTAGAGATATGGTGGTACAACGGTGGAGGTCCTGGATCCTATCATCTTGGATGGGCTATCCCTGGAGGATGGACTGGTGCAGGTTGTGACTATGCTGGCAACCCAAGAGTATGGGGACAAGACTTTAGTTGCAATCTTAATACATTTTCTCATGGATCTGGAGCAACCCAAGAACAAACAAACGCCTACAACAACGCACTTGCTGCAAAGAACTCAGCACAAGATGTATATAATGACAAACTAAATGTTTATAATCAAGCAGTTTCAACATTAAATAATTATAATCAAATATTAGTTAATAAAACAAACGAATATAACAACGCAGTTTTAAATGTTGCCACTGCATTGCAAAATAAAAATAATGCTGAAGATGCATACGAGCAGTCAATAAATAATCTTAATAGTGCGATTGATAACGCATGGCGTTACTATGAAGAACAATTACAAAGAGAGATTCAGTCTGCTATTGCTCAGGCAGCAGCTAACGCTGCAGCCAATCAGCCTACTCCAGAACCAACTCCAGAACCAACTCCAGAACCTACCCCAGAACCAAGTACTGAACCTACAGATGAACCTACAGATGATCCATCTCCAAAGCCTACAGAGGAACCTACAAATGAGCCAACAGAGGAGCCAAGCCCTGAGCCTACAGAAGAGCCTACTGAGGAACCAAAGCCCACTCCTACGCCAAAGCCCACTCCTACACCAAAGCCATCTACTGAGCCTACAGCAGAGCCTACAGAGGAACCAACTCCTGAACCTACAGTAGAACCTACACCAGACCCAGAACCAACTACAGAACCAACTACAGAGCCTACTGAGGAACCCACAGAAGAGCCTACGCCTGAACCCTCACCAGAACCAGGACCAGATCCTGAGCCTGAAGAAAACCCATGGACTGAGCCAGATGTAGAAGTTAAAGATCAGGTTTTAGCAGAACTTATTCCTGAAAAGGGTACAGGAACAGCAGAAGATTTATCTGGAGTTATTGCTAACCTTACAAGCAAGGATAACAAGTTAGTTACTCTTTCCCCTGAACAAGTAACAGCAGTTAGCCAAACACTTAGAGCCTTGACTCAAGAAGCAAAGGCTGAGGTTGCAGAAGACCTTGGGATTAAGCCTTCAGAGGTTGCACAAATTGCTGAGCAGATGAAGTCTAACCCAGCACTGGCAGAAGCATTCGTTGAGTTTACAGATAGACAGGCGGAGGCAGGAGAAACTCCAATGCCATTTACATTAGCAGATGCAGTAACAGAAGTACAAACAGAAGCATTCTTAGCAGACCCACTTGGAACGGTATTTGCGGTGGACCCAGTAGAACTACTATCTAATTTTTCTGAATTAGGTATGGATATGACAGATGATCAAAGAGAAAAAGCGCAGGAAGTAATTGTCCCAGTGGTCATTGCATCACAAATTGCAGGGGCAATGATAAGGAGGAACAAATGAAGATAATCAAAAATATGCTTAATCTTACAGGCAAGGCAATTAAGGGCTTGGCTAAATGGTTCAAAGACGCGGGAATGGAGCTAATTGCCCAGGCATTCACCCTCCTAGGCTTCTTTATAGCATGGCTAACTTTGACGGGCTCAGCTAGAGATATTGTTGGAATTGCAGTATTAATAACTACTGTAATTTGGCTAATAACTATACCACTTAGAAAAGACGATAAATAGTGTATAATTGTACTATGAGGAAAATATTTTCTATTGCTTTAGCAGGCTTACTAATGATATCATTAAGTGCATGTTCACCAGAATCTTTAAATAGATACCGATATCCATGCCAAGATCCTAAAAATTGGGAAATTGCAGAATGTAATCCTCCAGAATGCGAAGCTACGCAGACTTGCACAAAAGATGTAATAAAAATTACACCTAACACACCAGAACAGGAAATAACAAATGGCTAAACAAAAACTAACGCCCGCAGATTTAGATGCTCGATTAAAGTTTATTCTAGGAATAACTCTTGGAAGTATTCTTTTTATGACAGCTCTTGGAATTATCTATGGGCTGTTGTTTGTAACACAACCTATTGGAGCTCAGTCAGAAAATGACAAAATGTTCTTCAATGTTCTAGGTAGCATTGCAACATTTATTACAGGAACACTTGCAGGAATTCTAATTGGTAACTCAGGCGCTAAAGATATTATGGCAGCACAGATACAAAATAAAGAAGTAGATGCAAAAAATACACAGGCAGATAAAAAATTAGAAGCAGAAATTGATGCAACTGCAGCTCGTTTGGCAGCAAAGCCAGATGGAGCAATGCCAGAAGAGCAACCAGTTGATCTAGATTGGGATAAAGACTAATGGCAGAACAAGGTACAGCAGCTCGTCTAATAGAAGTTGCTACAGCAGAGCTAGGAACTATTGAAGGTCCTAAAGACAACGAAACTAAATACGGTGCTTTTATGAAAGCAAACTTCCAACCATGGTGCGGAAGTTTCGTAAACTGGTGCGGGTCAGAATCTGGCGTAAAGATTCCTAATACTGTTTACACACCAGGAGGTGCAGCAGCATTTAAAAAAGCTGGTGCTTGGATTGATGTAGATGTTGCAGATCCAGAGCCAGGAGATATAGCGTATTTTGATTTCCCTTCAGATGGCGTCGATAGAATTTCTCACGTAGGTATTGTTGTTAAAGA